GCCAACGGCAAAACCCAACTCTTTGATAGAATTTCACGTGAAGGAGAACCAGCAGTTTTCCAATTCTCAAAGAAAGCTAAAGAATTCCACGTACCTCTCTTTCAAACTACCTTTGTAGACCATCTTAATCAAGTTGAATCTAAAATCCGAGAAGGAGTTGTTCCGTGTATGATTTGGGTCTCAAAACTCAAAGATGAATTGCGGAGCAAGGAAAAAGTAGCTGACGGTAAAACCCGAGTCTTCGAAATGCCTCCTGTCGAACACACGCTTTTGACGCGTAAGTATTTTGGTGCCTTCATCAATTGGGTGAAGACACAGGATCCTTTTGTGTCGATGTGCGGTGTTGGTAGGGACAAAGTCGACGTCTGGGGTTATTATTTTTCAGAACTTCGAAGACCAAGTGGTTTTGGATTCGATGTAGATTATTCAGCCTTTGATGGATCTGCAGGTGGTGTTCTCTTTGATTTTTTCCAACACGTAACCGATCGTTTCTATACCAAGTCAACAACTGAGGAGAGGAACGCTCGGCACGCATTATTAAGTTCAATCAAAAGAGCTTTTGTTATTGTTGGGCCGAACCTAATTCGTACTGAACAGGGAAATAAGTCAGGATGCGCCATGACGGATGTTCTTAACTCTGTTATGAATGTCTTCGTGGTGTGCATGTCTTATCTCCATGGACGGTTGAAGAAGGGGCTGTCACCCAACTTTGACAGTTTTGATAACGATGTTCGAGTAGTCACTTATGGTGATGACGTCATCGTTGGTGCTGATTTAGCCACCTTAAGCTATTTCAATCGCGACACTATCCGTGAAATTGCCACTCATTTAGGCATGAAGGTGACCTCAGCAGCTAAAACTGGTGAGTTTATCCCCTTTGAGTCTATTGTCAATCTTAGTTTTCTTAAGAGTGGCTTTCGTAATGTGGATGGTGTCGTTTTTCCAACTTATCCAGAGGATGTTATACACAAGCAGCTCCTCTGGACGAGAAAGGGAAACCTTGGTGATGCGCGCATACAGCGTGACATCGTCAAGGGCGCCCTTGAATTTGCTGCTTACCGAGGTCCAGAGTACCTTGACAAGACTATGCGTGAGCTTAGAGTAGTTGGTCGTAAAGACAAACTGCACTATGCTGACGTGTACATGTATGTCAAGGAACGTCAGGAGAACCACGTTAACACCGTGGTTGAATCACTCGGATTTGATGATTTTGATTAGTTTTTACAAATCTTTTTACTAACCTTATTCTAAATTTATAATTTAATGTAAAATCTTTCTCTTTTATTAATAGTATATATCATTTTTGACACTTTTTTT